GGGACGAAACCGAATGTGATGTAATGGTCTGCACCTGTGTACATCTGCACTTGTAAATCTGAATGAGCAAAATAGTTAGCAGCAATGCGAGTACGCTTATCGGCAAAAGAACGAGCACGGTCAGAGACCTGATTAGCGGCCGAGCAGTTAACCGCAGGAAGAGGTGCCATAACTTCTGACAAGTCACGGGCAACAATATCAATAAAATTTGCAACGACATTTGCTTCTACACCTTCTGGAAAGAAACTAGGGTATACATTTGCAATGTTACCTTTACGAACAGCAAGAACATCCTGTGCTCTGCGGTCTCTTTCGGTAGAACGTTGCTTAAGAGATTCTACCCTCGCTGCAATTTGTTGAATACTTAACAATTATTTACCTACCCTTATTTGTATTGTTCAGGAAATGCAATTTTTCTTAATTCTGCAATTCTTTCACGAGATGGTCTTCCACCCTCTGCTTCTAGTTCTCTTTCTCTTTTATTTGCTGCACCACGAATTTGATAAGTTTTTTGTTTAGGAGTAATTTTCTTTTTCTTTGTAGCCTTCTTAACAGCCTTAACACCTTTAATAATTTTCTTAGGGTCAACCATTACCAACCGCTTTCTCTAAGATAATTTACATATCTTCTTTTTTGGTCAGGTGTCATATTTTTCATTTTATCCGCAATATTTTTATTTCTTGCCTTAAGACCTTCCGCAGCACGTTTATCTGATTCTCTGCGTTGTGCAAACTCAATTGCTTGTTTTCTAGCAATTTCATTTCTTTCTTGAGCGGTAAGTTCTTTAGCACGTTCTATTACTTTTTCATCAAGTTGTTGACGTGGTTTTACGTCCATACCATATTTAGTTTTACCAGCATTTTCTTCACGTTGCGCTCTTTTAACCTGTGCTCGTGCCATTAAGGTACGTTTTTGCTGAGGTGTCATAGCATTAAAAATCTTTTCAGTTCTTTCTTTTCTTGCTTGTTTTTCTAAACGCTTTGCTGTTACTTCTTCAACTTCAGAACGTTTAGCAATGTTCTTACCTCTAGTTAAAAAAACTTCTTTTTTGGCTGGCTTAGTTGGTTTAGGCTTTGGTGGATTACTTAATTTCATGCGTCTTTCGTATGCAGACAGACGTTCACCACGTTTAATATCTTCAGGATTACGGGCACGACCAAAATTACTTTTTGTAACTGGTTGTTTTATTCTAACTTTACTTGCTTCTTCTGGTGTTAAACCAGTTCTTTTATTAATTTTTCTACCTTTATTGCCAGTACCACGAACTTGTTCTCTAGCAACTTTACTGGCTTGACCAGCAGGAATCTTGGCTATTTTTTTCTTAGTCTCTTGAGCAGCACGAATTGCTCTAGCAATTTTAAGTGGGTCAATTGCCATTATCTACCCATGTTCTTATAAACTTTACCTACATACTTTGAACCTTTTTTAGCAATACCACCAACTGCACGTCCACCCACTTTGCCTATTTTAATAACTGGAATAAAACTTGAAGCAACAGTTTGAGTAAATCCTACATGGTCTTTTAAAGTTGGTAATTTTATTTTCTTAGATTTAGACATTACTTACCCCTAAGATTTCCACCACGAGTACGATTAGGACGAGCAGGTTTTATACTTTTTAAATAAGCAGACATTTCACCATCGCCAAAACGGTTACGATTATTTTTTGATACAGGTTTGTTAGCAGCCTTAAGTCCACGCTTATTTGCTTTGGCTTCTTTTTTGGTAGCAACACCAGTTTCTTTCATATGTCTAATCATTGAAGGAGTTGTATAATTTAAAAGACGTTCTTGCATTACACCTGGAACCTTTGTATTTTTTATTTTTACAGTTGGAAATGCTTTGTAGGTAGGGCTTACATTCTTAGAACCCTTGCCAGTAATGCCACCAACGGCACGGCTTATTGCTTTAACTGCTTTAATTGGATTTGCCATAGTGCTTCCTTATCCGTAAGTGTTTTGCCATTGCTCTGCAAAGGCTTCGTCTAGATTGATTGAGTACTTTCTACTGTCTTGCGCTTTAGTTGACCAGCGGTTAGAAGCGTAACGACTTATCCTGCTATTCTGCTGCATCAGTTCCCTTGCCTTAAGCACGGTAAACCATAGAGCCATAACGCAGTCTGTCTTGCCCCTAGTGTTAGGCTTCCAAGTTATTAACTGTTGAACTAATGCTTTAAGACCCTCTGAGTGGTCAGTAGATGCAATCTCGATAGTGTTGTTATTCTGGAACTTGCCATCCTTCTCAGTGCCCATGAGCATTGACATACCAGCCACACCAAAGTTTGAATCCCATTTGTTCTTACTAGTAAAGTGAGATTCTAATCTGCATCCATACATACCAAGCCAGTTACGCAACTCATCATCTAAAGCATATGCTTTCTGATGTGCGTTAATCTCAACACGTAATTCTTGTGGTCTATATTTTTCAACTAATTCTTCTATAGTCTTTTGAATTTTTTGCGGGGTAGGCTCTGACATGTTTACACAATCAATAACATAAATCTTGCCATCTGCGCGATTATAGGTAGATACCACAAACGCGGCATTCCCGCCCATTGCGGGGTCGAACCCAATTATTGTATACCCCTCAATGTGCGAGGGATGTCCCACGGAACCCGCTTTCAGCGGTCCGCGTTTGCGCTGTCCGTTAATGCAACCTTGTACAAGCACTGGAGGAAATATAGAATCTTCTTGAACATCTTCTTGTTGGTACACCAACGCCCATGTTGATGGTGTGACTTCACTTCTTCTTTTAAATAATGTTAAGCCGTCCCATTTTTGGAAGAGTCCTTCTTCGTCAGGTGTCTCATCATCCCCATCCCACGGAGCGTCCGACTTGGGCCAGAGCGTCTGCCAATCTTTTGGCTTCTCTGAATACTCCAAAACAGCAGGCATGCCCATATAAGTAAAAGGGCTTTTACCACCAGACCAGTGCTTGGTCTCGCGGAGTTCTTTATAGAAGTCTTGCGGCGCAATTCGTGTCCCTACGATTAATAATTTACCGTTCTTACCCAGACGGGTAATAACTTCTTTCTGTAACCAGTTGATTTGTTTATCCCACTCATGGGCGTTTGCTGTAGTGATGCAGTCATCAAGAATGATGAGGTCAGCACGTGCTCCATAAATCTGTCCACCCATACCTAATGCTTGTATGGTTGGGTCCTTCTCTGATGAATTTCGGGCATCGCCCCCAAGATAAACGGTATCAACTCGCCAAGTATCTGAGTCTTCCTTCCAACCACCTTCGGGGCCAAAAGTTGTTTGCAACTTTAACCAGCGTGGATGAGAGAGTCTCTGCTTGATTGCGTACACGAACTCGCGTGCTTTGATTAGCGTTTTAGAAACCACAATGATGCGGATATTTGGATTGAGGGCAATGCGATATGTGGAGTAGTTTACGGTGATGACCGTACTCTTAGCGTGCTCAGGTGGCACATTGATTAAGAGACGTGAGGGGTCGCCAGGTTCATAAACCATACTAGGGTGAAGCCATGAAGGCTCGCGGTCTTCTAGTAAGTCAATCCAATCCAAGTGGTGAGGGAATACCCTCTGCTGCAAAAAAATTTCAGAGAACTTAGGAAAGTCTATCTCTTCCTTAGGGATACCCAAAGAAGAGAGGGAGGCATCCTTTGCGGTTGCTTTGGCCTCAGTTAGGTCAGCGGCAAACTTCTTATCCCTCAGACACCAGATTCTCACGGTGTCGGGCTTCTTGTTACATAGTTCCATAGCCTTATGGACAGAGTGTCCTTCGGACACCAAGGCTAGAACTTTAGCCTTTGCTGCTGCCATAGCCAGTGTTTTAGGGTTACTACCCCCTTTGTCAAAACTCATAGTCCTGTCCCGTTTTCATTCTGTTACTGATAGTTAGTAACAGGTAGTAGATACAGTCTGTAACGCAAGTTCCTAAAGAACTTGCTACTGTTAAAAATAAAACAGTCTCTATATAGTATAATCCGTTCAAACAGCCAAAACGAACGTTTTTGGCCAAAATATTTTTTTGGCCCTACCTAAAACTATTACAAAATAGGACAAACTAGTACAGTAGCAGGGGATATACATTGTACGGGAAAATCTTTGTTGTAGATACATATACTCATTCTACTCTACATTAAGCATACTGGGGTCAATACGCGTTGACCCAAGACCGTTACAGCCGTCTATCATACAGTATAGAAGTGTGCTGGACGGAGAACAGTCTTCGGCGCAGTAATCACCTATCTGGCGCCTCAGTTAATGTTTAGTTTTTGTGTCAGCCATTCATTCCTTGTCAAGCGGAAAGACTGCTTGACAATTCCCTTCTGGCAGATGTGTCTGGTTTTTGTAATCAGAATGTATCTGGTTACCGCATGGGATTTTCCCCTGCGCTTAGTGCTAGGGGAAAAGTCCTCTAGTGAAAAGGAGATAGTAACATGAATAACTTCTCATTTGAGAATGCCCGTGTTAACAAGGTCTGGGATAACAAGAACCGTTTTAATCTTGGTATCCTTGACACCAGAGCAGTTGCTCAACCAGACGGTTCTTACCAATCCGTCTTCGTTGCTTCCCGCATCGTGACTACTGCTAACCCTGACCACCTTGAGTTCATCCGCAAAAATCTTGTGGACACAACTGACGCAGTGGTCAATATCCAAGGTTACATGGAAACCAAGGCTGGCAAAAAGCCTGGCACTTGGTATGACAACCTAGTAATCACCGATATCGTTCTGGCCTAACAACCCAGCCGATGACATCATTTGCCTTGTCATCATCTACGTATTCCTTCTCTTGCTCCCATGAGAATCCAGCCACTCAGTTGGATTCTCGTGAGGAGTATTGCGTAGAATGTAACTTACTTCAAGAAGGTTCTAGTGTGGAATCCGCACTAAACCTTCACGAGACCAATAGGAGTGAGCAGGAGTCAGAACCTGCTCAATCTTCGGATATACCAGACGACAAAGGATTCGCCCATCAATGGACTAACCGTGATGGAGAATACCTCGATGGTGTATACGATATAACCAATCGTCTTCCCAGTTGGTTATTCCTTGGCAAACATGTCTTCCCTATGTTTGAACCAGATGAGATGACTGCTTATCTGGCTCTTCCATCATGGGCAGTGGTATGTAATAGGTGCCACTACCAAATCAATAAGTATATGGGATGTCTAACTTGTGAAGTATGTATCACAACATACTCATGGTCTGGCATACC